TTTCCTACGTATGGTGGGAGCTGAGATGCCTTCTAACTCTGACTTGATTAAGTGGGCTGAGCAAGGCCGTTTACACGTTAAGTACACCAACTGTACTACAACTGTAATCACTAACTCTGACACAGCTACTTTCACAATCAACGATGTACTTAATCCTGATCGTGCTGCTATTGGTCTTACTGCTGGTAGTATTGCTATCCGTGTAGGTCAAACTGTTGTTGTTACTCCTAATGCTAACCCAACTGGTGCTGCTACTCAGAACAAAGCTATTGTTACTGCTGTAAATACTGGTGCTGGTACTATTGACGTAGCTTTCTACGAAGCTGCTGGTATGAGTAATGGTAACGCTGGTAACACTTACTCTATCTTCATTTACGGTTCTGAGTTCGGAAAAGGAACTGACGGAATGCAAGGTTCTTTGGAAGCTGACGATGAAATCTTTGAAAATAGCCCAATCATCCTTAAGGATAGATACTCTGTATCTGGTTCTGATATGGCTCAAATCGGATGGGTTGAAGTTTCTACTGAGAATGGTGCTACTGGTTACCTTTGGTACTTAAAGTCTGAGCATGAGACTCGTCTACGTTTTGAAGACTATCTTGAGACTTCTATGATTGAAGCTGTTCCTGCTGCTTCTGGTGGTGGAGCTGCTGCTGCTGGTTACAAAGGTTCTGAAGGTGTATTCTACGCTGTAAATAACCGTGGTAACGTATTCGGTGGTGGAACTCCTGAGACTTTGGCTGACTTTGATAACATCATCAAGCGTCTTGACAAGCAAGGTTCTATTGAAGAGAACGTATTGTTCTTGAGCCGTGACTCTAGCTTCGCTATCGATGATATGTTGGCTGAGCAGAATAGCTACGGTGCTGGTGGAACTAGCTACGGTCTATTCGACAACGATGAGGAAATGGCCTTGAATCTTGGATTCTCTGGATTCCGCAGAGGTTATGACTTCTATAAGACTGATTGGAAGTACTTAAACGACCCAACCATGCGTGGTGGAACTGATACCGATGGTGTTACTTTCGGATCTAACACTGCTAGTTTGGTTACAGGTATGTTAGTTCCTGCTGGTTCTACTACTGTATATGACCAAATCATGGGTAAGAACGCTAAGCGTCCATTCTTGCACGTACGCTACCGTGCGTCTGAGACTGAGGATCGTCGTTACAAGACTTGGATTACTGGTTCTGCTGGTGGTGCAATGACAAGCGAAAAAGACGCTATGGAAGTTCACTTCCTATCTGAGCGTTGTGTTTGTACTTTAGGTGCTAACAACTTCTTCTTGTTCCGTTACGGTGCATAATTCATAATTTGTTTAACATGGGGGATGGTTAATCCCGTCCCCCTTTTTTTTAATATAATCAAATGAAATATAACGTAAAAGCAGGCGATAAGGTGTACCGCCTAAAAAACTCTTCACCTTTATCTTTTATGCTTCCTTCTAGAAGCACAAAGCGTTTTCCATTATTATACTTCGATGAGAAAACCAATTCAAACAGACCTTTACGATATGCTGTAAACCAAAAAAGCCCATTTGAGGATGAGCAAGATGGTAACGCTATTATAGGTGCTGTTATTTTTGAGGATGGTATGTTAAGCGTACCAAAGACTAATCCAGTATTACAAGCTTTCTTACACTACCACCCTATGAATGGGCAGGTGTTTGAGGAGCTTAACTACGAGAGAGATGCTGAGACTGAGCTTGAAAATATGGCTTCTGAGGTTGATGCTTTAATAGCTGCCAAGGAGTTGAGTATTGAGGAGCTAGAGAGTGTATCAAGAATCTTGTTTAATACTGACCCTATGAACTTTACAACCGCAGAGCTTAAGCGTGACGTAATGGTATTTGCTAAGCGAAACCCTCAAGAGTTCTTAGATGTACTTGGGGATCCTGACTTGAAGTTAGAGTCTAAAGTGCGTAAATTCTTTGACGAGGGGCATCTTACATTTAGAAATAACGAACGTGAAGTATGGTTTAATACCAAGTCAAATAAGAAAAAAATGATGAATATTCCTTTCGGGGAGAATCCATTTACATTGGTTTCTTTATATTTGCAGAGTGACGAAGGTATTGACTCTTTGACGTTGCTTGAAAGTCAGTAATAATTTCTGTTTCATAATATTACTTGTTTAATGGTTAAGGGGGAGTTAAAAGCTCCCTCTTTTTTTTTATTTATCTTTGTGTAAAACAAGGTGTAATGATTAACTCTATAAGGAATACGGTACTGTCCGTTCTTAATAAAAACAACTACGGTTATATCTCACCATCAGACTTCAATTTGTTCGCAAAGCAGGCTCAATTAGAGATATTTGAAGAGTATTTCTCAAGGTATAATACCATTGTAAACTTGCAAAATGCACGATTGTCTGGAACTGAATATGGTGATGAACTTAAGACTATAGAGGAGGCTATTGAAGTATTCTCTACTACTAACTACTTGAGTAACAGCGACAGGAATGTATTTTTCTTGCCATCTATCACAACTACAGGTGATGATTACTTTTTACTTAACAAGGTTACTTGCTATCCGGTAAAGTTATTGGATGGTACTACTACAGCGAATACGGCTAATAGGTTGGTTGACTCAGCTGCTGACTTTGTTACTAGTGGTATTGAGGAAGATGATGTTGTAGCAAACAACGACACAGGAGAGGTTGCTGTCGTAACTGAAGTTATAAGTGCTACTGAGTTGGCTTTGTCTGCTAATATATTCACAGCTTTCCCTGAGGCTTATTCTATCTATGACGAGGATGAGTCTAGCGAATCTGAAAAGGTAAGCCACAACAGAATAGATATGTTGCGTAAGTCTTTGCTTACGGCTCCTAATAACAAGTACCCAATATACACGCAAGAGGATATATCTCTCAAGGTATTCCCAAAAACAATAAATGCAGTTGGGCAAGTTTGGGCTCAATACTTTAGGTATCCTGCTGATCCTAAATGGACATACGTTACACTAGTTAGTGGTGAACCATCTTTCGACCAAACGCAGCCAGATTATCAAGACTTTGAGTTGCCTATAGAGGATGAGTACCGCCTAGTCGCTAAAATACTTCAGTACTCTGGTATGTCTATACGTGAGAACGATATATATAGTTTTGCTAAGAGAGAAGAAACTGAACAGTCTAACAACGATTCTAAATAATAATGGCATATATATCAGACTTTAAATACTATACTAACAACGGTCAGGCTCCTGAGGATTCCAATTGGGGCTCATACCAATACGTTAGTTTGTACGATATAGTAAACAACTTTCAGTTGATGTATACTGGAAATAACTCTCTAGTGAATAATGAAGAAAGGTACAAGATTATCTTCCATGCTAAGAGAGGTATACAAGAGTTGAACTATGATGCATTCAAGGAAGTGAAAGTTCTTGAGTTAGATGTGGCAGAATCTCTCAGATTTGTCCTACCACCTGACTTTGTAAATTGGGTTCGTATATCTTTATTCAAGGATGGTATATTATTCCCGATGACGGAGAATGTCCAAATACTATCTTCCAATTCATACCTGCAAGACAATAGTGCGAATATTTTGTTTGATTCAGATGGTAACATATTGAAGCCTGAGAATTCAAATATTGATTATGAGCGTCTACAAGGAACAAAGAAGTCCATCTACCTAAACCCAAACAATATGTTTAATGGTTTAGAGGGTTGGAATATTGACGGTGTATGGTACTTTGATTATGCGGTAGGTAAGCGTTTTGGACTTGATACTACAACAGCCAATGTAAATCCAACCTTTGCTATCGATAAAAAGAAAGGTGTAATTAATTTCAATTCTGACATGGATGGTCAGACTTGTATACTTGAATATATTTCTGATGGTATGGAAAATGGAGATGACTCTCAAATTTTCGTAAATAAGTTATTTGAGAAGTATATTTACGCTTACATTAATTATGAGATTCTGAACTCTAAGTTAGGAGTTCAAGAGTACATAATAGCTAGAGCTCGTAAAGAGCGTGGTGCATTATTACGTAATGCAAAAATAAGAATGAGCAACATACACCCAGGTCGTTTATTGATGGCTATGCGTGGGCGTGACAAGTGGATAAAATAATATGGTAAACTTCTCTAGAAACTTTGTACTAGGTAAGATGAATAAAGTCGTTGATGAACGACTTGTTCCTAATGGTGAATATATAGATGCATTAAATGTACGAATGGGATCAACTGAAGGTTCTGAAATTGGTGTTATTGAAAATACCAAAGGGAACTCTAGGTTGACTACATTGAGGTATATTGATGGTACTGCATTAAGCGATGATGCTAGATGTATAGGAGCTATTGAAGATAGCGAAGAGGAGATTATATATTGGTTTGTTCACGATCCATCATTTACTGTAGGAGCCACAGGTAAATTAGATTTAATTGTTTCTTACAATTCAGTTCGTGATATACTTACTTATCATGTTGTAAGTATAGATGATGGGGGTGGTGTAAATACTAAACTTAATTTCAATCCTGAGTACTTAATAACTGGAGTTGATATCGTAAAGACAGGTAACGGTGATGAGGCGTTAATATTCTTTACTGATTACTACAATCAACCACGATTCATAAATAACTTAAGGAGTTATGCTCTTCCTTCAGGTAATATAGACCAATTGAATGAAGAAGCTTTATTGGTTATAAAGAAACCACCAATTGCTGCTCCAACTATTGAATTATCAAAAACAAATAGTCAAGAGAACTTCCTAGATGAAAGATTTATATCCTTTGCTTATAGGTATAAATATAGAGATGGGGAGTACTCTGCTATAT